TTTACAGGGTCGCCTTCTTCGAGCGTCCTGCAGGCTCCTACACAGAGCAGAAGGACTTCTACTTCGGGAGCCTCGCGGCTATCTATGACGTATTCACCCCCGAACAGGTGGGCTGCAAGGTTGAGAACCTTTGGAACGTGGGAGTGTCCGACGGGGAGCCATACGCTAACAAGCTATGCCGCATCACCCGTGAGGCACTTATCCGAAAGCAGCAGAAATCACCCTCTCGCAAGCGAACGTCCGACGGGAAATAAACCGCCCAATCGAACATTTTTCGCTGTTTTAGAACAAAATTCGTGAAAAATAACTATCTTTGCACCAATTATGGCACAGAACATCGCACAATTAGAACAGGGCGCACTCCAGTATGCGCAGAAGGAACTCAGCGAGCTTGCTATTGCAGCCAAGTTCCTCAGAATTGTCGGCTCAAAGGTTTATTTCGAGCCTCAGTACAAGCCCTCTCCAGTAAGTTCAACAGGCGACATTCACCTGATAACCTACAACATGAGGGGTCGCCAGTACGGTGTCACCTTCTCCCAAGAGGAGATTGAGGGCGTTACCGACGGGCTTTCTTGAACGCTCCGCTGATTGCAGGGTCGATGAGCTTATCATCGACTCTCATCAGCCAGCATGTATTCGGAATAACTGAATTTCTCCACCAGCTATTCCAGCCCTTCTTGCCCTTCTGAGGGTCGTAGAAAATCAGGTTGCCGTCAGCGTCCCGTTCCGCTATCGTGAAGTGTCCACCCCCGTTTTTCCAGCCGAGGCGAACCATATAAATGCCAGCCTCCATAGTGTTGCGCCTCACGAAAATGACGAGATCACTTTTTTCGCCACACTTGATAACCTCCTTGTCTTCATACTGAATACTTGTTCCGTCAGGTCTCAGCCAAGGTTTCAGACCGTTCTGAGAAATGTCGTACACAATACCCTCACCCTTCTTGTACTTACCAGCCGTCAGGTCGTAGCCTCTGCGACGCAATAGGTACGTCGGAACACAGGTGCCGCAGTTCATGTTGTAAGCTACGGTGCTGTTGGTGCTGTCATACTCAGGGTTGACCTTCCCCTCGTTCGCATCAGAGAAATTCATCACCTTGCCCTGAACGACGGGGAGAGCCTGATTCAGCTCGGCAATGTTCTTCTTTATCTCAGGCGTAAAGCCCGCGTTGCGCTGGTTATAGCGCATGGCCTCCTCATACTCAGCGTAGGAGTCGTAAGGCATTTTCGAGGCGTAGGCCTCCTGCAGCTCCTTCGGCACATACTGGAGGTTGTCACGCAGGAAGTACGGGGTGGTGTAGCTGTTGGCGGCTCGTTCCTTGTTCGCCTCCAGCCAGTCCTTGAAGCCCTTCGGCACGTCCTTCACCTCGTTGGAGCTGGGCGTGTCTGGCTTCTCACCGCGCATAATCTTCTTTGTGTCCTCCTGCATCTCCTCGGGAGTTTTCAGGATAGACGTAGCATAGCATCGGCAATGAGGGTGCCAGCCCGTAAACTTGAAGTCCTTCGGGTAGCGGCCTGCCAGCTCGTCGCAGATGTCATGGAAGGGGTGCGGCTTGCCGTCACGCCCTTTGCAGGTGTGGTTGTTACTCAGGTGTATCTCTATGCCTACCACGAAGTCCATTTGCTGCCAGCGCAGGTGGTCAGACGTGCGGTAGGCGATATTGCCCTCGGTAGCGGCCAGCCGTCGGGCGTTCATGTACGAGGAACGGTACACACCCCTGCCTGGGTGGAACTGTGCAGCCCGCTTCGAGAGGTGAAGCATACCGTGCTCGTCGCGCACCCTACGGAATAGCATATCAGGGTGCTTTAGGTACTGCTGGAGGTCACGCGCCATTTCGTCAGCAGGGAGGCCTCCCCTCAGTCCGAGGTCTATGCCCATTTCAATCTCGCCCTTGAACTCAGCCGAATACTTCCACACCCGCTGAGAGAGATTCATACCCGCCTCCTTGCGCTTGATGAAAGCATCGCGAGCCGCCTCGTTAGTGGAGTAGTAGCGTCGGTACTGCTGCTGTGTGAGCTTTCCCTTACGGGAGCCGAAAACGTGATCTGCGAGGACGTTGTTCTTGTTGTTGGCCAGCGTCCACTCGGAGTCTATGCCGTTGACGATACACACCTGCAGCATAGAGCGTAGCTGGGTCATAAGCTCCTGCACCCGCGCACCTGTCTGAGGGTAGTCAGCGAAGGAGAACGGGTGTTCAGGGTTGAAGTTGTTCACGGAGGAGCCTATGGTAGCGGCCTCGGCCACCGCCATACGGTAGATAGCGTCTATCTGTCGCTGGAGCTTCTGCAGGTTGCGCAGGTGCTCACGGTCATACTTATTCTTCGGTTGGGGCATCTTCGGTACGGAGTTTGAAATGTTCGTCACAGGCATGGTCGCTCAGGAAGATACAGAACTTACCTCCCTCCATTTTGTAGGGGCAGCGGCAGAGTATCAGGTGGCCGTCAAGTGCCTTGCTGTGCCAGTCGTAGGAGTTGGCGCAGTCCCGACACTTGTACGGATTCACCTCTCGCTTCTTCCCGTTGCCGCTCGTTGGTTTTCTCGTAGCCATCTGTGTAATTACCTACTCAGTCAGTCCGAACGCATCGAGAGCACTTTCCTGCTGTATCTCCTCGAGCGTCTTGTCTACGTCATCACTCCAGCCGAGCTGTTCAATGGACTCACGCTGGGAGATAATAGGCTTGCCACCGTTGGCCGTAACGAGGTTGGTAATGGTGTCCTTCTCCTCGGTGATCGTGAACGGGGTTATCACGTTCTCAACGGGCAGAGCGTCCACATCGTCAGCGTAGCCGTCACCGAGGGCGATTTTCAGAAACGCCTTGACTACGTTCACCTCGCGGTCGAAGAACTCCAGCAGACGGCCAGACTCGTCTTTCACCTTCAACTGAGCGTCAATGAACAGCTGCTTGCGGCTTTCTCCGCTCATTGGGTTGGACTTCATGCTCTCATAGCTCCAGTCGGGGAGCTGCAGCTGAGTGAAGAATGACTGGCGAAGCTCCGTGATGTGGAACTTCAGGTTCTCGATAGCCTGCTGCCATGTGACGTAGCCAGCGGTGCTTCCCTTCGGGTACTGGAGAATGCTCTTGAACTCCTCGGTTTCCTTGCCCTCCTGTCCGTAGCGTATCTCCTCGTCGGCAAACACGCAGAAGATGGGTTTGGAGTTTTTACGGAGGTAGTTACCGTTGCGGCTTACTGACCACTCCATTTCGAACACAATCTTGCTGGTGTCCTCCCAAATGGGTGTCGGACGGTACATATACACGGCAGGTATCTTCCCGATGCGGGTAATGTCATCCTGCTCTATCAGCTCCCAGCCGCCACTACCGTTGTCAGTCCACTTGTAGTGAGCGTCGGCAGTATAGCAGTCGAAGAAGGACACGGTCTTAGCTGCCACCTTACGCTTGTAGAGGATAGACAGGGCTATCAGGTCGCCATACTCGTCGAACAGCGGGTAGAGGGTGTCGCCCAACATGGGGGAGAAGTTGCGGCAGCGGAATTTCAGGTTGCTTTGGAAGCCGTAGACGTTATTCTTCTGCTCCACGCCATACCACAGCGTCATGACCTCACAGCCAGCGAACAGCATAGTCAGACGCTCGTTATTCACGCTGTCGATACGGTTGCGCTGGAACACCTTTTCAAGGTACTTGGCCACCTCCTTCTGCTTGTCGTTCTCAGGCGAGTAGACGCGCTTCACGGGTATGCCACAGCACAGCTCCGACATACGCTTCACGGCCAGCTGCTGGAGGTTATAGGTGATGCGGGTCACGTAGTCCACCGTACCGTCCTCGTTGGGAATGTCAGGGTACAGAGCCTTGTTCATTACTGGGTGCTTCTTGGGGTCATACTCCGCAACGAGGCCTTTCCTGCTTCCGCAGCTGCCCCATGCAGGCACCACGATTGATTTCTCTTGGAGGTCTGCGATGATCTCCGTTGCTGGTCTCTTACCCAGCTGAATGATGTCTTGGATAGTCGGCATAATTGTATTGCTTTTTGGGGTTGATGAATATTAGTACACTTTCTTTGCCGTGTTAGCCTTGTTGATAGGCTTGAACGGACTGCTGATATGATAGTCAATGGCATAGCCGAGAACGTCCACGAACTCGTCGTGAGGCTTGGCGGGGAAGCCGCAAATCTCGTCCTCGAAAGCCTCGTTCCATGCGCCCTCAACGAGTATCACACGGCCAGCCTCAATAGTGGGAGAGGCGGCATAGAGGCGTGTTTCCTTGCTGTCCTTCGGGCTTGGTGTCCGTACCACGTTCAGGCCAGTAGTATCTTTCAGTTGGTCAACAACCGAGATACCGTTGGCCTTCGGCTCAATGCGGACGGTGGAACGCTGGGAGTAGCCGTGCTCCTTGACGTAGGAGGGAATGAAACGGATGAGGTCGGGGAACTTCATCAGCACCTTGTGGGCGTGAGTAACGTACAGGTCGCCTCCTATCTTGCAGGTCGCTATGATACCCGACGGGTCGTTGTCTGTCTTGTCGGTGAAAGCGGTGTCGAGGAAGAACACTATCGGCTCGTTGTCGTAGATGCGGTTGAAGTCGGCCACCTTGATATGCTTGAACCACTCGCGCTTGACGATGTTACCGCCAGCAATGGTAGGCCGCTGCTGGTACAGGGCTGCAAACGTCCTCGGACTGCGTTTCTCCACGTCCAGCAGACGCTCCAGCGAGTGCTTTTCCTCCCACAGGGCTTGCCCCAGCTGACGCGGGTCTTCGAGGTTGTTCATATCCTCCCTGATAGCGGGTATTGATACCACCGTCCATTTCTCAGGCTCCCGTTCCAGCAGACGGCCTGCGAGGTCATCTTCATGCCAGCGGGTCATAATGAGTATCTGCTTGGAGTTGTTATGCAGACGGGTGAGGAATACGTCGGTGTACCAGTCCCACACGCGGTCACGGAAGGTCTGAGAGCCTGCTTCGAGAGCGTCTTTCACGGGGTCGTCGATGATACCGAGATCTACGGGAGTACCCGTCAGGGAACCGCCTACACCGACGGCCTTATAGAAGCCTCCGAAGCCTACGGTCTCGAACTGGTCTACGTTACGCAGCCAGCCGCGCTGTGTATCAGTCTTGACGCGCATATTGTTCAGGTAGGTATTGGGAAACACCTCTCCGTACTCCGTGCTGTCAATGGTGCGCTGAATAGAGCGGCTGAACTGCTGGGCGAGGTCGGCAGAGTATGAGCTGCCTACGATTTTCAGGAGCGGGTTCACGCCCAACGCCCATGCAGGGAACTTACGGCTGACAATCTCGCTCTTGCCGTGCTGTGGAGGCACGAACAACATCAGGCGATCTGTGCCAAGCGTACCTTCGAGGAGCCGCTGGCATTTCTCGGCAATAAGGGTGTGAAACCACTGACGGTCATACGAGGGCGTGGTGTAGTCGAGAAACACAGGGAAACGCTGGCGTGCGTCTCTCTTGTGCAACTCTCTTTCCAGTTCAAGCAGTCTCATAGCCGTGCTGTAGTCCATAGTGCCTTAGTGACTTCTACTTGCCATTATACGCTCAATCTCAGCCTTGATTTCCTCCTCGGTCATCTTCTCGGTAGGCACAAGCGGAGTGCCGTCTTTGCCCGTCACCTCGGTCTTGGTAGCGGCATAGAGGCCGAGGAGCTTACGACGCTCTGCGAGCTGCTGGCGTATCTCCGCAATGTACGCGGTGTTGCCCAGCCCTATGACGTTCTCGCTCTTGTTCTCACGCTTGACGGTGACAATCTCGGTGCCTTCCCCGTTGGGCTGGCCGTTGCCGTCCGTCTGAGGAACGGGAACACCGATACGCTTGTTGTACTCACGTACCCAGTCCTCCTTCGACTTCTCCCACTGCTGCCACAGCTCGCGGACTGCATCGTCGATACGCTCCAGCTCCAGCTGCAGGCGTTGGTCTACGTCCTGAATGCGGGAAGCACGCCACTCGTCCAGCAGCTCGTTGATGTCGTTCCAAATGGTACGGGTGGAACAGGTCGTATTCAGACGGGTACGCACCTCCTCGGCTATAGCCCTAATGCTCCAGCCGCGTTTGTACAGGGGTGCTATAATCTCCTTGCGCCCTTCCTTCAAATGGTTGCGACGCGCAGTATTTCTCTTGCTTTCGCTCATACGCTAAATGGTTCTTTCGTGATTGTATGTGTAGATGATATTCCCGTTAGCGTCCTTGCCTGACGGGTGCATAACGCCCTCGAACATCTTGTAGGGCGACTGGCCTGCCTGCGGGTTGTTCCACAGCCAGCGCATATACTCGGCCATAGACATTCCCCAGAACTGAG